GCCGGCTGATCATCCAGATGCCCCCCAGAGCAGGGAAGAGTCAGCTAGCCAGCCGACACTTCCCTGCCTGGTATCTGGGCAAGAACCCAGAGAAGCAAGTCATCTGCGCCACCTACAACGATGAGTTCGCAGTGGAGTTTGGGCGCGAGGTCCGCAATATCGTCAATGAGGACGAATACAAGATCCTGTTTCCCGATATGCATATGGCCGCCGACTCTAAGGCGGCTGATCGCTGGAACACCGATCAGGGCGGGGCCTACAAGTCTGCAGGCATAGGCGGTGGCCTGACAGGCCGCGGAGCGCACCTGGCGATTATCGATGACCCGATGAAGTCCAGGGACGAGGCTGATTCAAAACTGGAGCGCGATCGGGTGTGGAACTGGTATAGATCGGTGCTGTATACCCGCCTCATGCCTGGCGGAGCGATCGTGTTGATCCTGACGCGCTGGCACGATGATGATCTGGCGGGACGGTTGTTGCTGGAGGCCGACGACGGGGGTGAGCCGTGGGATGTCTTATCCCTTCCAGCCATCTCAGACTCCTTAGACGACCCCTTGGGTCGAAACCCAGGTGAGGCGCTATGGCCGGAATGGTATCCCATCGAAACGCTGGAGCAGATAAAAAGAACGATCGGGTCCCGCGAATGGTCCGCTTTGTATCAGCAGAAGCCCGTCGAGGACGAAGGTTCGTATTTCAAGAGAACGTGGCTGCAAACCTACCAGTCCTCCTCGGTTGAGCCGAAATTCAAACCCAGGGAAGTTATCGGCTATTCCGGCGAAAAAGTCCTTCAGCACTCGCAGCACTTTACCGTCTATGGGGCTTCCGACTATGCGGTTACAGCCGACGGCGGTGACTACACCGTTCACATCGTCGTCGGCATAGATCCCGCCGATGACATCTACATCCTGGACATGTGGAGAGCGCAGACAGACGCGGATGTGTGGATCGACAAGCTGGCCGATCTGATTCTGAAATGGAGGCCCGTCTGCTGGTCAGGAGAGAAGGGCCAGATCCTGCGATCGGTGGGGCCGTTTATGAACCGCCGGCTGCGGGAGCGCAAGGCCTACTGCCGGATGGAAGAGTTTACTTCTCATGCCGACAAGCCCACCAGAGCCCGACCGATCCAGGCCCGCATGTCCATGGGCAAGGTCTATGTCCCAGAAAACGCTGGGTGGATGGACGCCTTCCTGTATGAGCTATCCAGGTTTCCCGCCGGAGCCCACGACGATCAGATCGACGCCCTGGCGCTGATCGGCCGCATGATTGACACCATGCACGTCGGCCGACCAGACACTCCGCAGACGGACGAGTCCTGGGGGGCCACCACCATGGGAGACTACGTGTCCCAGCATCGTCGTCGTCGGCGATTCGGTTGGCGCACTCGAGATGCACCCATCATTAAGGTGGAGGAGCCATGGCAGCCCTCTGCCGAGGAACTGAATGGTTAAATCATTGGCGGAGTAAGTTTTCTGCACTTTTTCCTTGACAATCCCGCAGGGGGAGACCTAATCTCGTTCTTGAAGGGACCTTTCTGTGTGCTCCACATGAAAAGTTCACGCCAAGGACGGCTATGCCTTACGGAAGCACCGACGATCAAAAAATCGCCTACTGGACGCGTCAGCTAGATTACTCGCACGCCCAGTTGAAACCGGTCTTCGATGCCGCTGATGTCCTCATACGCCAGTATGAGAACGAGCCTTCGTCGAGCCGCGAGCGACACCAGGAAGACCAGCAGGGGCTGGAGTCTCACCTGTCCAGGGTCAAAGCCAATCTCGTCTTTGGCTGGATCGAGCAGTCGATCGCCAATCTGATCGAGAGAAACCCGACCTTCAAAATCACCCCGCAGTCTCCTGAAGCCGCTGAGGGCGGTCCAGTTGTATCGGCCGTCTCAAATTACTGGTATCAGGAGACCAACCAGCTTCGCCAAGATGAACGCGTCCTATTGGACGCTTTTTTGTGTCCGTATGGCGTAAAGAAGCTGGGGTGGACGGCTGACTTTGACGAGCGGATCTCCAATATCCTCGACGAGGACGAGGGCGAGTCACTGTTCGACTTCGAAGACGATATCGAATCAGAGAACCTGTTCCTGGCCACGGGCGCGCCCACGCGCGTAGCGGTCGAGCACGACCACATTTCCCACATAGAAGGCCATGTTCGGGCGCTGCAAGACCCGAATCTGGACGAGGCGGGCGAGAATACTCTTCGTGCGCACATTGACCGGCACGAGAAGCTACGTAATCGCCCCGAGCCGGATCGAAACACGGACATCCAGTGGGAAGCGCCGTTCGGCATACGGTGGAATCCGGCCGATTTCCTGATCGATCCCTTGGCGCAAGACGGGCTCAATGACGCCCAGTGGATCGCATTCCGCAGCCGGCGGCGCGTTGAGGACATAAAGGCCAACCCGAATTACGAGAACACTTCGGGGCTTGAGCCCTCCTCAAGGCCCCCAGGAGCGCCCACTCAAGATCCCACCATGGAGGAAGACGACTTCGGCCTGGTGACGCTGTATGAGATCTGGGTCAGGGACTTCCCGACGTCGAACGGTAAGCGGGAGAATCTTCTGATCGTCATGGCCGAGGGCCACGACAAGCTCCTCCGGCACGACACCGAGTGGCCCTATTCGAACATCGAGAACTTCCCAGCCGAACTGCTGGTCTTCCAGCACAGCATCGAAAAATGGTTTACTCGACCGACGCTGGTCATGGCCGGCGGCGACAACATCCAGGCCCTGGCGAACGAGATTCTCGACAGCTTCCTGAATGTGGTTCGCAAGTCCAAGAACTCCATTCTTTATGATCCGGATCTAGTCCAGGCCAGTGAGATCGATCAGATCCTCCAGGCACCAGATATGGCGGCCTTCCCTGTTCGCGGACTAGCTGAGGCACAGGGAAGGGCTGTGCAGCCGATCGACTTCGGTCGCATCTCCGGGGAGAAGGGCGAACTCCTTACACTCATTCAACAGCTATTTGATCGCGCCGCCGGAACCCCGCAACCGGTCGCCAGGGGCGTGGACACCGCCACCGAAGCGTCCATCGCAGAGCGGCGCACGTCAGCGCGTGAGGCGAGACGCGGTGGCCTCCTCGCAGAATTTCAGGTAAACACGGCACGGAAATTCTGGAAGATGACGACCCAGTTCCGGCCAGAGCGATTGTTCATGATCCATCCTCAGGCCCCTGAGTGGTCCGCTGTGAGCGATGAGGTCGTGAAGGGGGATTACCGCTTCCGGATCGACATCTCCTCTCAGCAGTCAAATCTGGCGCTTGAGCGTAAGAATCAGATGGACCTCCTCAACCTGTTCGTCGGAATCACGCCGATCTTCCAGCAGATCTACGGCGCGCCGCCCAATATCGCCAAGTTGGCAGAGCGCCTGCTGACCAGGGGGTATGGAGAGCAGGTGCCAGAAGAGATCCTGCCGATGTTGGCCCAGATGGGAGGGGATGAAGCGCTTGATCCCCAGATGCAGGCCATTATCGAGCAGCAATTGGCTGGCACACCAGGCCAGGTTCCCACTGGGGGGCCGTCGCTGGATGAGCCTCCCAGCGAAATCGAAAACGAAAATCAAGCAGGTCCGGCACTTCCAAGGGCCTTTAATGCGCCAGCGGGCTCCGGAGCCCAGCAGGCCGCGGATTCGTTAACGGCATGACTGAGACGACGGAATCACGCCCACTAGGGCCGCTGGAATCGACTACAAAAGAGCGCTCAATCAAGCGCGGTAAGAAAAAGAAGCCTAAGCCGCACTCTCCCATCGAGTTGATTATCATTGTCAACAACGCATCTAAGGGCTTAAAGGAGCGCTAAAATGGCGGGATTTTTTGACTTTGTTGGCGGATTAGCCGGCGGGGCCGCTGCGCACCTCAAAGCTCGGGGCACTCGCCGCAGGATCGAGAAGCCGCTCGATGCTGAACGGGAGGTCCCCGATGAGGTTTTTACTGGCCAGTTGCGCCTGCAGGGATTCTCTGAAGCAGACGTCAAGCAGGCGTTGGAATGGAGGAATGAGAGCACCCAGTATAAGCAGTTGGGCCAAGCAGGCCTAACGCGGACACAGGCAGAGGAGTTAATGGCCTCCAACCGGGGCGGCATTGATGCTAAAGGCCAAGCTCGCATAGAGGAAGAACACGACGCGTGGACGAAGGCGAAAATCAACGA